TGCCGGCGTCCTCGCCCGCGGGCTAAAAACGCTTACGCGTTTTCTTTACGCCCGCGCCCTGCACAGAGTTCGATTCTCTGCGGTATCTATATGTAATAAAAAAACAGGTAGGTGCGTTTACCTACCTGCTTGTAACTATTGGTGGAGCTGGCGTTCATTCGGTCGAACACCTCGCCACCTGGACCTATAGCGCCAGGCAGCGACGGATTATCGCCCAAGCCGGCAGAATCGTCAAACGTGAACGCCACGCGCAGGCCGTCGTCATCGTCGGGGCCGCCCAGCACCACGCGCGCCACGAACGTGCGCAGAAGCTGCGCGTCGTCCACCTCGGCGGCGGCCATGCCCTCAAGCCAGAACAGCGCGCGGTCGTAGTCAAGGCGGGCGGCCTCAAGGGCCTCGGCCGTGCGCAGCTCGTCCTTGAGGAGCGCCTGCCGCTGCTTCAGCGCGTCTATGCGCTCCTTGCCGCCCGGCGGCGCGATGCCCGACTCGATGGCCGCCCATATGTTGGAGAACGCCGTCTCGATCTTGGCCAGCTCGCCCTTTATGGTCTCGCTCAAGGGCTTCTCGTCGGCGCGCTCCTCCTCGGCGTCGGCCAGCATGCGAGCGATGCGCTCGCGTCTGTCGGCGCTGCCCAGGGCCTCGCGCACGGCGTCGGCCACGCGCTTCTCCACGACATCGCGGCGCACGGTGCGCCCGCAGCTGCGGCAGCGGTAGTAGTGATAGGGCCTGCCCGACTTACCCGTGCCGCTGGTGCCGGTCATCAGCCCGCCGTCGCGCCCGTCGTAGAGCTTGCCCGTGAGCGGGAAGTCCCACGCTTCGGTCTTGGCGCGGGGCCTGTGCGAGTCCTCAAGCATCCGTATCACCCTCTCCTCGTCATCCATGGGGACGATGGCGGGCATGCCGCCGGGCACGACCACGCCCGCGTAGCGGTACTCCCCGCCGTTCTCCCGCCGCATCAGTATGCGGCGCACCGTCTGGAAGCGCCACTTGCCGCCGCGCTTGGTGCGGTACGGCTCCCAGGCGCGCACCACGTCGGCCACCGACTTGCCCGACAAGACCATGCGCACGCCCAGGCGGATGGCGGCGGCCTCCTCCTCGTTGACCACGTAGCGCCCGTCCACTATGTCCCAGCCGTAGCGCACGCAGCCGTTGGCCATGCACCGCTCGGCGTTCTTCTGTATGCCGTCGCGTATGCGCTCGCCGTCGAGCGCGCTCTCGTACTCCGCCAGCACCTCCAGCATGCCCAGCTGCAGCACGCCCGCCGAGCCGTCCGAAATGTCCTCGCCCGCGTACAGTATCTCGACGCGGCAGCGGCGCAGCATGATGCGCGCCATGGCCATCTCGTCGCGGTTGCGCATGATTCGGGTAACTTTATATATGACCACGAAATCGAACAGCCCTCGCTTGGCGTCGGCCATCATGCGCTGGAACTCGGCGCGGTCGGTGTTGGTGCCCGTCTGCGCGAAGTCGCAGTACGTGGCCACCACGCGCAGGTCGTTCTCGGCGCAGTAGGCGCGGGACTTCTCCACCTGTATCTCTATGGACTCGCCGCGCTGGTTGTGGCTCGAGAAGCGGGCGTATATCGCCGCGCGCCCGCCCACGGCTACTCCATCTCGTCGGCGGCCTGGAACCACACCACCGTGCCGATCACGCGCACGGGTCCGTCGTCCATGCCGAAAATCATGTCCTCGTAGTCCTCGAAGCTATCCGCCGACAGCATCAGCTTGGTGCTGCCCTTGTACCAGCGGCGCATGACCGCGCGGTAGTCCTCGGTCTCCACCACGGCGATGGACCCGTTGGCGGGCTGGCGGTCGGGGTCGACCAGCACGGCTGCCCTCGGGTATGACGCGGTTCATGCAGTCGCCCTCGACCTCCAGGGCGAATGCGCGCGGATGCCCGGCGCACACCGAGGCGGGCACCTCAATGCGGTGCGCTATCTCCTCCTCGTCGGCGAGCGCGCCGGCGTGCACGCGCCCGAGCGTGAGCAGCGGCACGGTGGAGCTGCTGGCCACCACGGGCATGGCGCCGGAAGGCAAAACAACGCCATCTGTTCCCTCGTCAATAACCTCGCCTTTACTGATATTGAAATAATCCGCAATACGCTGAACTGCGCCCATGCGAGGCACTGCTCGCCCGTTTTCCCACTGAGATACGGCCATAGCGGAGACGGCGGCAACTTTGCCGAACTCCTCCTGCGTCATGTCGTGCTGCGTCCTAATCCTTCGGATGTTCTCGGCTATGCTCACGTGTCCTCCTTCCGCTGCGACCGTTAAAATCTTTTTACAGAATATGACAAATCTTCTTTACAGTCACTATATGTTTGGTTATAGTCTTAGGCATACCAAGCAAGGAGGTGATTCGATGGAATTGGTTGATGCGCGCAAGAAGGCACGGTACTCACAGGAGGCCGTGGCTGGCCTTCTCGGCATCTCGCGGCCCACGTACGCAAAGATGGAAAGCAACCCCGATAGCGTGACTATCGAGGACGCCAAAAAACTGGCAAAACTTTTCGGCGTGCGTGTGGCTGATATTTTTTTCGGCAGCAACGATAGTTAAACCTATAGATAGGAGAGAAACCATGACCACCAAGAGCCACCAGCCCGAGTTCGTCGCCGAGATCATCGGCAAGACGCTCGACCACCTCATCGACGACCGCAAGCGCGTGGCCGTCAACTTCGAGCCGGCCGAGAACGGCTGCATGGAGGAGACGCACGTCAGCCTCAAGCGCCGCATCGCGGCCATGTGGGGCTTCCAGACGAGCGGCATCGAGCTTCTGGAGGCGAGCACGACCTGGTTCGAGCTCGGCGGCATGCAGTTCAACGTCTACAGCTCCGTGCAGTTCAGCGTGAACGGCAAGGGCTGGAGCACCGACTTCAAGACCATCGCGCGCGACACCGCGTACGACGAGAAGGAGTAGGCCATGCTGAACGAGGTGACCGTACGGGGGGGTTCACCGCCCTCAACGTGAAGAGCGGCAAGTGCGTGCTGCAGTTTGAGCTGGACCCGAAGTTCCGTGACTTCATCCCCAAGCTGGTGGAGTTCACGGGGCAGATGCTCAACATCCACGTGTACGACGACCAGGAGGTGATGTTCGTGGATAGGGACACCGGTGAGGTCGCCTACGAGGACGCCCCGCTGCTTCTGCCGGGCGTCGCGGGCGAATGACCCCGATACAGCGCGCCATGTGCGACGAGTGCGCCGCCATGATGCGCGAGTTCTACAAGGACCCAGAGAACGAGAGGAAGTTCCAGGAATGGAAAAGATCAAGGGAAAGAGGGTGCGCGTCGCAGCCGGCAAGCGAAAGACGCGCACCGCAACGGTTCACTTCCGAACCGAGACCAGTGTAACACCCGAGCAGCGCCGCGAGAGGCTGCAGGCCGTTTTCGCCGCCCTGTTCGTCTGCGCGTGCATCGCCGCCACATGGGCGCTGGAGGCAACAGTATGGCCGAGGTAGACGCCAAGGCCCAGGCCCTCGTGGCCAAGGCGTGCGGCTGGGTTGCCTCGAACCCCGATACATGGGCGAAGCTGCGCCGCATCTGCTACCGCCTGATGCTGGAGGGCCACGTCATCCAGCGCGACAACGTGTACACCCTGGCGTGCCAGAACGGCATGACCGTGAGCGAGGCCAGCGAGTTCAAGCGCGACCACAACCTGTGGAGCGTGCTGTCCCGCTACATGGTGCTGCAGCGCCCCTCCATGCTGGCCGCCGTGAGCTTCCGCCGCACGCCGGTGGACTCCGTGGACCTGGTGGGCACGTGGGAGGCCATCGTGGGCCCAGCCGTTTTCGCCGCCTCAACGCTAACCGAGGCGCAGGGCATCTACGACAGGGGCGCGCAATGAGGTGCACCGTCACGGTCGAGGGCCGAATGCCGAGTCTGAACGACTACATCAGCGCCGAGCGCGCCAACCGCTACAAGGCGGCGGCCATGAAGAAGCGCGAGACGGCGCGCGTGAGGGCGGCGGCCATGCAGCAGCGCGCGCCGCGCTTCGAGCGCCGGGTGACCGTGCGCACCACGTTCTACGAGCCCGACATGCGCCGCGACGCCGACAACGTGGGCTTCGCGCGCAAGTTCGTGCTCGACGGCCTGGTGGCGGCGGGCGTAATCAAGGACGACTCCCGCAAGTACGTGGAGCAGTGCCCCGACAGGGTGCTCACCGACAGGGCGCGCCCCCGCGTGGTCGTGGAGGTGAGCGACGAGTGACCCGCCGAGACAAGGGCAGGCCACACAGGGCGTGGCGCAAGGCCGACCTCGACCGCATAGCCGAGCTGGCGGGAAAGGTGCCCGCCCGCGAGATTCGCCGCGAGCTGCGGCTGTCCAAGAACCAGTTGGATAACGCGCGGCGCGTGATCAACGCCAGCGGCGGC